CATCTTCTCTAATATCAACTACTCTCTTTTCTCTTCTACCTGTATTTACTACAAGTGCCCCACCTAAAGTGGTAGGAGCAGTAGACACTGCTGGATTTCCACCAACAGGTATTAAACCGATAGCTTCGTCAAAACGAATAGTTCCCCCAGCTTTATACTTTTTAACAAGCCGTTCTCTCTCTGCACGAAGTCTTTGATAGAGTGCCTCGCCTTTGATTTTTGATTTATTAGACATGTTTTCCTTAATCTAATTAATAAGTTAATAGTAATAATTTCATTTTAAAATTAAAAATAAAATTTACTTTGTATTTATAAATAATGAATTCAGATATGAATTATGAAAAAGTTTTGTTTTAACAAAACATCACTATTATTTATAATCAAAATATATAAAAAATAAAAATATTTTTAAATTTTTATTCTTTTTCGTATTCTATAACAGTTTCAATAATATAAGTTTCATTTAACAGATAGTTCACACCAAATTGTCTGTAAATATCAACATAATCTTTTCCTCCCCATCTAACTATTCCAGATTCAAAGGAAGTATTAGTTGAAATTGTAGTTGATGATAATATCATATTATCACCATTATTAGGAACTGGTAACTTAACTCTTATTTTATTATCAGCTACTCCACCCAAATTTATAGAAAATTTAAGTTTAATTTTTACAGTTTTCCCTAATAACTGTTTCTGAGATTTTAATATTGACGCTGAATTTGTCATTTCATCTTGAGTTATAATATCACTGAATAATAATGAATAATTTCCATAAGTTAGGTTTAATTTATTTGGTGTGATTGATTCATCATTTAATTGCGTTTCCGATAATCTCTCAACTCCCCCAAACACATAAACATCAATAGCATCGTCAATTGATAATGAATTAATAAAATTAACTTTATTATCATCTAATGTAAAATCAAACCCATATCTTTGTTGTATTCCATTTTTAAATACTATGGTTCCACTCTGAGTCAATACTTCTATATCAGTAACAGTTATTTCAAATAAGTTATCTTGATGTGTTATAGTTTTTTGAACTAATAATGGAGATCTATCCAATCTTGCTGGAACTGATAGTTGCTTTCCAAGATATATTATATAAAGTCTTTCTTCAACACCTGATACATCTTCAGGTGCATTTACAAACACTATTTTTGTTCCACCATCACTTATTGTGTACTCGTAATTTGGTTCTAGTATTTTTGTTAAGCCGCCTACGTTTGATATTACTAAAATAGAAGATGAACTACCAACTTTAAAATTTAAAACAAATTCTTTAGTAATACCATCTGGCATAAGATTTTGTTTTTCAAACATTCCATATGCCATATTTGAACCAAGATAGCTACCCATACTTAGCTCACTTTTATTATAAAATTAACTGATAAATGTGGAATTGTTTTAGAATCTGTTCCTGGAGATGATGATTCCGTAGAGCTGGTGGATGGGGAGCCGCTAGTCATAGCTGTATTACCATCAACTCCATTTGTAACTAAACCTATTCTACCTGTAAATGAGTTTGATGTATGTGTATGCTCTCCTCCAATATGTTGTTTATTTACATTAATTAAATCATTGACAATAATATTATGAGAATGTTTAGAATCATTTAATGTTATTCCGCAAAACTTTTGATTTGATGTGGCAGATATTCCTGTTAATGCATTATCAATTTTTATTGTAATTTGATTGGATGAATTTGGTTCTGGACTTCTTGATAGAATATAATTACTTGAGGTATTATGATTATGGACATTATTATTATGCCCTTTAGCTAAAATATCGGAAGATGTATTTGAACTACTACCGCCACTCCTAGAAAATATGTGAGTGTGCCCAGGATCAATAATATTAATAATATGATTATGACCAGGATCTAATAATGTAATATTTGATGAATGTTCTTCTGAAAATGCATTATGACCATGTGAAATATCTATATTTGTGGTGTGTGATCCTCCAGAAGTTATATTTAAATCTGATCCAATACCCATACTATGATAATGCCCTGGAATTGTATGCGTGTGTGAACTTAATCCATGTGTATGTGAACTTACAGTATGTGAATGAGAAATACTTCTATTTGCAACTACTGATACTCCATCATTTGCACCTAATGAATTATTTGAACCTAGAGGAACTCTATTTCTTAAATCTGGAAGATTAAATGTTGTATTATCAATATTCCCAAACGTTGTACCAATTTGTGCAAACAATGTAGGATATTGGGATCTACTAATTGAGCTGCCGTCGCATATCAGCCACCCCTGTGGGGTAGTATTACTAGATGACAACATAATCATTCCAACTGGAATTATAGAATTTATTTGATTTTGAATAGTAGTTTTAAATGTTTCAAATTCAGATTTAAACGATGAAATATCTATTCCATCGACAGTTCCATCTAGTGATATACTCCCAGACATATTAATATCTTTAATTTTTTTGTCGACAGAGCCTAAAGATAAAGTATTTGATGTTGATGGTAATATTGAATCTGAATTAATAGTTAATATGTTATTGGTATTAATGTTTATCTTTAAACTATTTGGAGTTATAATTGTAGTATTATCATCAATATCCAATTTAATTATTTCAGATTCACCTGTACTACTTTTTTTGGATCTTATAGAGTCACTATTGTTCAATAATATTTTTGATCCACTAACAGAATCATTCTGAATAGCTGCTGTGTATATAGAATTCTCTTCGATAGTTGCAGGTTCTTGCCCAGGAACAAAACTAGCTCTTCTGGATATTGTGCTAAACGATAGATGTAAAACTCTTATTTTTGAACCAGATGTAGGTGCACTGGTAAATGTAATTTTATTTCCATTAGATGACAATACACAATCATCAATAATAACACCATCAATAGATATTAATAATGAATTTATACTGATTGCAGATTGACTTAATAAAAATTCAGTTTTATTACCATCACCAGTAAATGACTCTGTTATAAAAGTTCTTAAATTTTCCGATAATTGATCTGGTCCAACTGATTTTGGAGAAGGTACAAAATTATAAGTTGCCTCCCCCTTATGTAAAACATATACTTGATCATTTACTTGAGGGGCATCTTTCAAAGTTAATAATCTATTATAAACAGTTTCAGTTCCACCTACAGTATAATCTCCCTCTGGTTCTAATATTTCCCAAAATGTTTCCTCACCCTCTTTGTATAATTTTCTTATAACAATAATATTAGCTTCATATCCACCAGGAACTTCTTGACTTAATTCAAAAGTTTTTTTAGTCCCATCTGCATTTGGGACGAGATCGTCTCGGACATTATTTCCGATAATTAAGACTGATCTTGCATTTCCTATATATGCCATATAAATTTATTAATTAATATTTTCTATTAATGATGCAATAACATCGACTTTAGAATTGGTAGTATCACATTTTACTTTTAATTTATCGCCAGCTTCTAATACAATTTTTTGCCCATCTATTATTTGTATAGAAGATCCAGCAGGAATTGGTGCTCCTTTTATTAAGGTTACTGACGTTCCTGCCGATACATCCTCTATTTGTATAGTTACTTGAACGCCACTATCTTCCATACACGCTATATCTAATTGGATCAAATATGCAGCCCCAGGTGGTGCTACACACACATCTATAAAACTATTTCCCACATCTTTTTTTAATGCATTTTTAAATACTGACATAATTTCCTTAACTCATTGCAATCGCTTTAATTAACATTTTTTTAGTTTCATTATCAACATGATTTATAGCATCAACTAAATTTGGAGTGTCACTTAATTGTATATTTGCATTTAGGTTATTTAAATCTCCTTCCTCCTGTGCCACTATTTTTGTTTTTTCCAACCAACTGGAAAAACTATCTTGTTCATAGTTTGGAGTTTTTTGTTGTAGTGTTTTAGGATTTGTCATAACTTAAAATCTCCAAAATTTTATTTAAACTATTTTTAATTTCAACAATTTGTTCTTCTAAATTATTTATTTTTTTATTAGTATTTTGTTTTTCTTCAGCTAATAACAATGCTTTATGCTTTTTAATTAAATATTCTTGATATGCAACATCATCATTATTAAGTATTCCATTGGATTTTGTATCTCTTTGTAATTTTGGATTTCCCTTTACAATTAATCTAGACATAAACTACTCATCTAATGCTATAATTTTTAAATTTTTAATTCTTGGGGTTTTTGCAGTATTTCCACCAGTCATTACCAATTTTATTTGTACTCCCAAAAATGCTTTCATATTATTTATTGTAGATTCATACGATTTAAATCTTGAAGTATCAGCTTCAGGTGTCTTTAATATAAAAGTCCCATCACTAAGAATATTAAAATTTGCCATTTTCCATGGATTTGAGTATAATGAATTACTATCTCCCACCAATTCGGTTCTAATATATAATTTAATATCACATGATAAATCTCTAATAGCATCAAATGATACTTTTAATGCACTACATGGTCTATCTAATACCAATTTTTTACTTACATACTTACATGCACTTGAAGACCCTTCTGGAGCTATTTCATCAACAAAGGTATTTTTTACCATTAGTTCTAAATTAGAATCATCTGGATTAAATGTAATATCATTATTAGTATTGTTATAATCTATAATTATAGTTGCTTTAATAACTTCTGTTGGGGTGTATTTAACATCTAATATTAATTTATCGGAAAATAATGAATCATTATCTAATTTACAGCTCAATAATTTTCCAATAGTTAATTCGGATAATTGGTTTGCAATTATACTATTGGTTGTTGTTATTTTTGTTGATTGTTTATCATTTTGTAACAATGCACTTGTTGGATTAGGATTAAATGCACTATCAATTTGAAATCCAGTATCAAAAATTTTAACTATTATTCTAGATTGATTATTATACCAAATATTATCCCCAATATTAATTTCTGACATATCAAAATCATTAATGTTATCAGCTTCTATAATATTACTACCGATTTCTTGAGTAAATGTACCTGTCAAACCATTTGATGATTTATATATTGTGATAGAATTTTCAGAATCTTCATTTATTAATATTGTATTACTTTCAGATTCAAAATCATTAAATGTAATTAAATCTTCAATATTATCCCCAATAGATCTAGGATCATTTAATCTATGAGATTTTAATGCAACGCTAAGTCTAGAATAATCTAATACTGGAGATAAGTTTGAATTATTACTTGAAAATACTCCAACAATATTAAGAGATTTTATATTATTACCATCAATATCTTTCTGTTCATTTACAGAAGATGATATTTTCATTGGAGAATTAAATACTATTGGAATATTATAATTAACATTATATGTCAAAATTTTACTTGACGATCTCTCAGTTATTTCATTAACTCCCTTAGATGATATACTTTCTATATTAAATTTTAATTCAGAATTGTCTGGAATAAAGGTGTTTGCTAGTATAACAGCTTCTTCAAATCTATTATTAATTAACAATGATATAGAATTATCACCTATTATGCCATTTGTAATATTATGAAATTCTGTAGGATTTGTTATCTTAATTATTATGTGATCAATTAGAGTTTTTGTAACTAATAACCCTAAAGGATTTGTTAGTGTTGATTTGTTTATTCCATTTAAATTTGCAGTTGAATTTTCATTTATATGAAAAGTTACTCTATCATTTTTAGATGCTCCATGATTTATTACTCGAACTTTTAAATAAACATCACTCCCACTTTTTTTAATTTCTATACTATTTTTAGATAACGTTTTAGGTAATATATTTTCATTTTCTAAAGTCAACATTCCAATTGAATTAATATTGAAATTTGCTTTTAATAAATTGAATTTCATACTAATAGTATTATCTATTGACCAACCTTTACCATTATTAGATTTGTAAAAATTACCATTTAAGTAAATGTTATCGGAAAATGTGTTATCCGAACCTATTTTTGTATTAATGTTATCCACATTATTATAATACTTATATTTTAATATATTTTCATCATTTTCTTTAATTTTACCAGTTTGAGCAATCCAAGTTGTGTATTCATTACTATCTGACAATAAAACTAAAGAGTAGGTTTTTCCCTCTTCAAGATATATTGGAGATGAAAACGTAAATCGTGTTGGTATCATTAAAGATGCCATATTATCTATATTCGATATAGACTCTTCTGATATAATTTGACTTTTAATATCGTTAGTAACTGAGCTGTTAGATGTCCATTTATGTTTACCGTTTATAAGTTCACTAGAGCCTACGTTTCCATCCACATCAGCTATTATTTTTAAAATTTTACTGGTAGATTCATATAAAACTTGATTCACAACCACATCTTTACAATTTTTAATCACCCTACCCAATTTACCACTTACCAATTGCATAGATGGAGAGAAGTCATCAGAAACAGTTCTTAGTTCTAAAATTACTGGAAGTGTTGTAGATTTTGATGCAAAAAATATATCAATATCAGTTATAAAACATCCACCCTTTTCATCAACTCTAAAGGTTTGAGCAATCGGATCTCTTTCAACAACTTGCCCCAAACTAAAAATTGAAGAGGTTTCTGAAGATGTTGATCCAACCTCAGTGAATGGTGTTGTAATTATGGCAAAATCCCTTGTCTGAGTTGTCTTAATAGTGTCAGTTTTTATAAATCCTTTTGCAGAATAATTAATATTACCTGATGTTTCTAAACTACCTTCTTTGGTTAATATGGAGTTTGTAGATGAGCTGGTTAATATAAATTTTATATCACCTGTTTTAAACCGTATACCCAATTCATTATTATTTGGGTCTGGTATTTTAAATGTTCCCGATATATTTCCAGATTCATCGGTAATAATTTCGTCCCCATATATATTTTTTGTTATTGACAATTGTATAGTATTTCCACTATTTAAAACATCACCTAATATTTTATTACCAATTTCATTCTTTTCTAAACAATATATGTATGTTTTATTATTAACTTGCTGTATATCGACAATATCAAATCTTCTAATAGAAGAGTTTAGTTGATGAATAACTTCTGCTCCAATTTTTAGGTTTGAATTAGAATTATTTAATTCAAATTTTCTGATAGAAGTTTTTTGATCAACTAATGCTACAGTAACATCTTTTGCATCAACTAAATCAACACCTAGATTATTAGGTCTGCAAAATTGTGTAACATTAATATCATCAAAAAATGCATATAATTTTTGCTTAGGTTTAAATAAACTTCCTTTAAATTTTATTTCTCTACTTCTAATATATTTTGCATTACTTATTTCAACATTTTCTATAGTTTTTGATGTGGTTGTACCAATTTCTTGTACACTATGTTGAAACCCAGTTCTAATTGTTTGTGAAGTTACAGTTAATGTTTGACTCTTTTGATTTTGTAACTGAGTTACAGATCCAATTGGGACTAACTCTCCCTCATTTATATATCCTTCAGGAACTTTAATAAATCCATCTGCCAATATTTTTTTTCGTCTGGTTTGATTTTTTATATTATCTAAAAATTCGTGCCCAGCAGTTAAAAGTTTTTGTTTTCCAGTTCTTTGTTTTTTTGATAAATCAACGTCTATTACATTTGTAAAATCTTCATTATATTCTTTATTTCCATATAAAGATCTTGCTGCATTAATATTGGAATCATCAATTATAGTAGGAAGTTCTATTAATTTATTTTCCCACCATTCATCACTCCAAGGTGATAATTCAATTTCTCCAATATATGTTGATACATTAAATGGATTTACATTTATTAGTTTAGTGGCATGAGCCTGTTTTAAAAATGTTTGTTTTGTATATGGGAGTGTATATAGATCCCCAGTTTTTACTACATGACTTTCAGTCGCTTTTAATAATCTAATATTTTCAAAATTAACCATAGGTCTTAAGTCATTATTATCTTGAATATCTAATGAACATAAGAAATCTGGAGAGTTTACATCCGAAGAATTGAAAGATGTAAAATTATCAACTAAGAATCCATTCTTAAATCTATCGTTTCCATTGGCATCTACAATATTCATGTCAGATGTTTCTTTCTCCAACATACTTAATAGTGTATAATATTCCAAATTCTCAATTCTTTTCTCCAATTTTCCAATATCATTCATTGTATATCTTTTATTTGGAAGCATAGTCAACGAACATGAATTAGAATCTATTCCATATGGTAAATTGTTTAGTTGACAAATTGTCATACCATCGGGACTATCACTTGCCACAACAGGCTGTTCTGAAGGTATTCCAAACTTTATTTCAAAATTTTTAGTTCTACTAGATAATATTAAATTATCTATTCTACTTAAATATGTAAAATAATCACATTTTAATGATTGTAATGGAGCACGACCCAAGCTAAGTTTTTTTCTAAAATCTAAACAATCACTTAAATTGTATAATATTCCAGAGCTAGATAAAAACGAATTAATTTGTTTATAAGATACTCCTGAATTACGATAAGAATCTACAGAGAAATAATCCCCGTCACCATGTTCAAAATATTGAAATATTACTTTAACCCTTCCTATAGGTGCAATTGAATTACTACGAAGACTTACCTTACCTACATCATAAAAATAATCCCGTTGTCCATCATCTAGTTGATATAGATGGGTAACATCTTCAGAATTATTTTCAGTTGGATCAGTTTCAGCATTTGGAGATGCTAATATTTTAACTAATTTAAATATGTCACATTGACCTAAAGAAATTTCTTTATTATTTTGCACATTAGCTACAACATGAGTTTCTTGTAAATTTTTAGATCGTTCAAATCCCCCAATAGGGTTCAACATTCCAACTTTTAATACTGGAGCTATTATAGTATATGTGCCATCTATATCTAATGTTATAACAATATTACCTTCTTGAGTTTTTGTAACTAATGCGGTATCGGCAGATGGAGTCCCACTTTGTACTATTGTCAACCACTTCCCAGCATTGGTAATAATTTTATAATCAGATCCAATCCTATCAAACGATTCACTATCGGATATAGGTTGTAGTGTAATAGTTTTATCCTCTGTTGTTTTTGTATAAATCCTCTCAATTGTATATGTTATATCAGAGAATTGACTAATATTTCCAGTTTCGGTTGAAGTTCTTATTGTAGATACATATTGATGCGGTAAGCTAAAAATTAATCCTGGTTCGTTTGTTTCGTTTTGTATATTTGAATATACTAAACTTAATGTAACATTTATCAAACCATCAATTTCAGATGAGGTTAATGATGTTGAATCAACGGTTAGTGTTAAATTATTAACAGGAGTTTCCAAAACCCTAACATATTTTTGAATATTACCCAATTTTACATAATCATTTTTCTTTATTAATTGTTGAATATCAGTCTTCCACTGAGTACCATTTCCAGATAGTGTCAATATTCCTGAATTATTTTGATCTTTTGAAATTGATCCATCCAATAACATTTCAGATAAAATCATATTTCCAGAAATATCATCACTATGAAAAGATTTTACATCATAAATTTCATATCCCAGATCTAATTTAATATCAGAAACATATAATTTATATAAATTAGATGTAATATCATTTCTAATTCCAACTACAATACAGCTTCCTATTTTTGAATTTGGATTTACATTGGCTTCATTATCTCTTCTTACATTATGAAGATTAATTTTCATTATATTATCAAATTTTGGAATTCCAATCAAATTACTAACTGTGAAGTAATTACCTAAAGGAGTAGATATGACTCTATTATTAATAAATTTTACAGTTCTTGATTTTGGAACATCAACAGATGTTCTAGACAATTTTGTTATTTCGTATCCTTTAACATATGCTTTTCCAGGATCTACTCTTAGAGTTAATAAACTGTCGCATAGATTTTTAAATGATGTAGATTCAGAGCCATCATATGAGGTACCAGGATAAAAAACCTCACCACCATCGGGATACTGGATAACGGCTGGGGTAATATCTACATTAAATTTATTTTTAGCAAAAGTTTTAGCTTCAATAGAAGTTGAAAATTGAAATTCTGATATATCATGAGCACCATTATTTTTTAATTCAGGATCTCTTAAAAAATCTTTTACCTGAATAGTAAAAGGACTTACAACATAATCTCCAGACTCATCATATGTTCTTCTAGCTAATGTATCTTGTATTACATTAAACTCTGTAGTATTGTTGATATAAGATATTTCACCTTGAGTTATATCAAGCAATTTTACAAAATCTTCTTCAGCTTGTATATCACTTGGAGATAATCTGGATTGTGTTAATATGGCATCTATATGCAATCTATCAGCACCAGGAGCAGACTGGTTTGGAGAATTTAGTGCATTATCTAATAAATTTTCATCATCTTGGAAAGTTTTTATACTTTCTATAATTTTCAAACCTATAGATGCTGTGGGGTTATTATTCCATAATATTTCATTTGTTATATTGTCCACATCTTTATTATCCACATCATCGGAAATATTGGGTGATATGAATAATACTTGTTTTTCTACATATATAAAATTTCCATTGTAGTAATATACACCTTCAGTTATTTCAACTGATGAACAAAACCCCACAGTTTTTCTATCAGTTTCATTTTGTCCTAAAATTTGTAAAGATGTTGATGTATCATTTAAAATAGTTAAAATATCACCTTCACTAAAAAATTGTTGATTTGTTACAGAGCCAGTCTTATAATTTAAAAATAATCTTATGGATAAATATTCAGCATTTTGTTCTCTATTACTTGCAATTCTATATCCAATAATTTCAGCCTCAACTCCACTTGAATTTTTTATTATTTTATTTAAAAGAATGTTTTCAATATTTGATGCTATAATAATCTTATCATCACTTGATGTAATATTATTTGATGCAATTTTTATAAATCCAATATTATTATTATATTTAATTGATTGTTTATTACCTGGAAGAATTTGTGTTCCATTTTTAAATAAATTATTTCCAAGTTTTTCAATTTGATTTTGTAATATTGTTTGAAGTTGAGTTAGTTCTCTAGCTTGAACCGCTCTTCCAGGACGAAATAATATTCTATAATACTTAGAAGAATCTTTAAAATCGTCAAAATATGGAGGTTGATTTAAGTCTTTTTTTATCATAATTATATTAATAATTATTTATAATTAAAATTCCACTATAGCTTTAATATCTTCTATTTGATCTTGTGCTCTTAAAATTGGTCTTCTATTTTCAATATATAACATTTCTCCATGAAATTTTTTAATTTCGGTATTAATATTAATAGAAATGACATTACCGCTTGCATCATTATCATCTATAACCCTTAATGATTGATCGTCATTAGTTAGTACAAAATTTCCATATCCAGTCTCAGGAGTTTGCACATATGATATTGTTTTTGATCCATCTTCATTAGATATAATTTCAACAATTATGGCTTTAATATCTCCCTGAGAGATTATGGAATCTACCATAAATTGATCACTCATATTTTGAATTGTAATTTTTTTGGTCGCATCTAAACTATTAGTAGTTGCTAATGTTTCATCTGATGATAATACATTCTTAATAATTCCAATTTGTCTATAATCATTAGTTAATGGAAAATCGGAATCATTTGTATTATACTCTAATTTTGCATTTAACATTACAAAAATTGCCCCCAAATCTTTTTCAATATCTTTTCCCAAACCTTTAACTGGACTTATGACTGCCCTGATATTTGCAGTTTGATTAGTGTTTTGAATTACTTTTAATTTTATAAAACTTATATTTTTTCCATTTGATAATATATCTATTTTTGATAATTGCCCATTATTTAATACAGGTTTCATCTTAACTGGAAAATTAGATTCTGTATTGGATTCTATCAAAATATCTGGAAGTAATGTAACATTATTAGATAAAATTCCTTCTTCAGGTATAATACTATCTAATATGACAGTGAGTATTCCATTATTATCTTGAACATTTAATATTTTTGTCGATATATTAGAATTAATATGAAGTCTAGAATTTATTAAAACTCCAATATTATTTGTGTCTGTGTTGCTTATAATAGCAGTAGATTGTCCAACTTGAGGTTGGTTATTAACTACGGAACTTAATTGCAATCCAGTTAATTGGACATAATTTTGTCCAGCAGATTCTATAACTACAGATAATATACTTCCAGGAACAGAAGATTCTTGCACCTGAAATTGAGCTGAGTCGTCAGGTTGTAATAATGTTTTTACTGGAATCCACGAATCAGTTAAAAATTTTATTGCATCGCTTGTTTTGATGGTTGTCATATATTTCCACACATATCCATCATCTAATTTTAAAAGATCGTTAGATGTTCCAGATCGTTCGGGTTTAATTTGACTTATAGAATTATTGTTATTTTCTAAACATACAAAAATGTCATAATTATCGGTAAGTACATAGAAATTTCCAGCAAATATATTTTGTCCCTGATTAGCTGCAAATTCTATTTTTTCTTGTGTTGGTTCATTAAGAAGATCTTTATTTTTATCATCAAAAATTGCATATATTGTATTTGCTTTCCAATCACTTCTTCTAATAACTAATGAGCTATCTAAAGTTGATATCTTTTTTAGCCCCAACATCTCATCCCAAATTCTACGCTCTTCATCCATGGTGTCAAGTGCAATAGATGGAGATAATTCTGAATTTAATGTACCCCAAGGGAGAGACTTGCCAATAAACAAATAGTAATTTGATTCGTCAGAATCAACACTCTTCAAGAATTCTTTAGCATTTTGTAGTCGAAAATTATTTTTTATAATCGCAGTCATATATCATTTCCTATGTGTATATTTATCATAAAAAATTAAAGACTTATGGATTTTTTATAACAAAAATTCCATTGTCAAAAAACAAATCATCGGAATTAATTGGACGGTGTATAACAACGGCATCGGGACAAATATTAGTTTTAAATTTAATAGATCCCTCTATTATAACAGGTTTACCATTTCCAAAATCTTTAAAAGTTTTTATAGGAGTAATTGCATTATAGTCTCCAGCATCAAAATTTCCAAAATAGTTTGGATTAGTTATATTAGATAATTCCAAATTTGAATTGTATTTTAAAAATGGTTTATATGTATACTTATCTCTAGATATAGAATAGTTTGATGATCCCAATGGAGTAGAGTTTGAATTTCTAGTGATTTCATTTTTAAGTATAATATCAGTTTTTATTTTTGGATTTATTTTAGCACTTGTTGATATATTAATTTTAGTCTTTACTACCTTTACATTAGATTTAGTAATTATCTTATTTTGTACTTTTACGCCAGCAAAATGTTTAAATCCAATAGGATGAAGAAGTTTTTTTATAGAATCTTCATAATTATTTTTTGATATATTTGAATTTGTAACATAAGAAAATTGTTGATAATAATATCCATCGTGAATAAATTTTTTAGCACTAATATGACCATCTTCGTTGGCGTAGTAGCCTGGATAATTTGTCATTGTTCCAAATGTTACTATAATTACAGGATCATCTTCCTCCCGTCCTAGTTTGATTTCATTTGTAGATGAATTATATCCTATTCCATATTTAAAAATATCAATTCGATCTATCTGGCTATCTGGGTTTTCACTGTTTATTTTAACTATTAATTGACATCCTTGTCCACTAAGAGTATTATTAAAGTCATTAAGATTTATTATATTGAGGATATTACCTGTTGTCGACATTGTCTTATTTTTTTTAATTGAAATTTTTATGGGAAATTGGCTAATTTTTGCAGTTAATATTTTTTCAGAATCTAATGTATTAGTTTGATCTATAGAAAATGTTTTAGTAGTTACCTCTTCGTTTGGTAAAAAATTTCCAGTTATGCTAGATTTATTTAATATAAGTTCTATTCCATTTATTCCATTCTCACTAGCATCTATTATTTTTTCTATAAATGCTGATGAATTACTAGATTTTCCATATATTCTTTTACCTCTTAAAAAAGAATATTCTCGTATATCGGAATTTAAAATTCCATTTATTTTAGTATCAGTAATTTTTATGGTTTTATTTTGTATCCATTTTCCATCAGATACACGAAGAATATCAACTTTAGGATAATATAATTCAACATCTATATTAAATAATATTCTAAATAAAAATTTATATGAGTTTTCAGTACCTTTGGATCTATAAAATTGTTTTATATGTTTTAATAAAGTCGATTTATTAGTTAAAATATTTCGTGGAATATCAGTTAAATATTCTCTGAAAAATTGTTCTGTATATTTAATTGAGCTGGTATCTATGTCTTGATTTGACATTAATAATTTTGATTCATTCAATACTCCACCCACCCCTTCCATAAATTTATAATATGTTTCTATAAACTTTATAAATTTTGGATGATCTTCATTAATAAAATTTGGAAAATGAGATGCAACTACAGAATCAATTCCAGGTAGTGTTGATGTTGAGTATATTGCTGGAGTTGGAATTAATTTTCCAGCAATATCTATAAAATTTGGCTTTAGCTCAACAACATTATTTTGTGTCATGATAATTTAACTTTATTTAAATCAATTAATGATATATTAATATCGGATACATCCAAATTTAAAATTTGATTCCTATATGCAATTATATCATTATTTTTTGGTTTAATTAAAATATCTATATATGGAATTCCATTTGGAATTGCAGTTACAAATAAATTTTGTATATTAATTTTACCGAGTGCATAATCAACAACACCTATATTTGAATTTAAAATAACTTTTTCATTATTCTTTTCATAATAAATTATAAGTTTACCTGACCCATCATCTGAAATTTTTGATAATACCCCTTTGTAAAAAAATGGTGTACTATCTATAGAATTGGAAGATGTTAATAAAGATATACTATTATTAAGTTTAATTTCATAATTAATATTGGTATTAAATGTAGGTATTACCCTATATTTAATTTTAATTTTTGTATCATTACTTTCAATGGAGTCATCTGATAAATCAATTGCTTTTAACAATTTTGAATATCTAAAATCTGAATCAAATCCCTTTAAATTATTTTCTTTAAAACTTTTTATAGAATTTAATACTAACTGTTTTATTTCGGCATCAGATTTTCCAGTTTTTTGTGGTAAATAATTTACTGAAGTATCTATTATTAATCCCATATAATCTGGTTCAACAATATCTACATCTAACGACAATATAGTTCTAGGTCTAATATAATTATCTATTATATTTTTTTTATCGTCTTGATTTAAGGAAAATCCTGTTACGGGTTTTATTGCACAAAACACTTTTCCATAATATGGAGGATCATTTTCTTCTCCCCCCCAAACCCTTAAATATTCAATTGATGGAATTTCTTTTTTTAATAAAGTTTCATAGTCGGATTTTGTAACTGCCCTATTCTGAGATTGATAAAAATTCGGAGCCATTAATTTTATTGAATTTATAGATTCTAGATCCATAAATCCATTGGCAGTTTCTTTACATGTTATTGTAATATCTGGATTGCCAATATCCAATACACTCCCATCTATAGAGCCAATTTTAACTTTTACAGGTTTAAATAATTTAGCTCCAGTTGCAGCATCGCCAGATGATACTATATAATCTAATACTACAATGTTACCAACATCTAATTTCTTACCCAAAATCCCATCACCAAAAATAACTTCATACTTATTTTTATCACAAGGTTGTATGTAATATACAGAATCATTTGCTGATAGAGTTGTTATATCATTAAATTTTGTAAAATGTGTAACTGTAGAATTAGTTAAAGACTTCTTAACCTTTACAATTAATGTAGATATATCTACATCAGTATTTGGTATTATAAATTTTTGCTTAGGATTTGTCTCTTCCGTAACTACATAACTATGTTGAAATCGCTTACCTTCAACTAATTCCACATCTTTTATTGTAACTGTTCTATTATTTTCATTTATTAATATTTCTTTAGGCGTATTTACAGTGAAATAGTATTTTTTAGAATCTATTAAAGTATATAACTCATCATTTCTGTTAATTTGTATTATGTTATTTGGAACATCAATTAAAGTTCCACTTATGGTCTTATTATAATTAAATGTTATATCAACTTTAGCTCTTAAAGACTTTACTGAATTTGGAACATATCCCAAATGTTTGGCACGAGATAATACATTTTCTCTTAAAAATGCACTATCTAAAAACATTTCACTGGATAGCATATTTAAATAAAATGCATTATATGATGTATTATATGCCAATACATCTAATAAAATAGACATTGAAGAGCCGTCAAAGTCATAATCTTTAAATTGATTTTGATTTTTTAAAAAATTCTTTAGATTATTTTTAATTTCAGAAAAATCTAATCCAGAAAATTTAACTTCAGACATATCAACTACCTAAGTCTTTCTAAAAATAAATTTAAACTTGTTGTTTGCGAAATATCATTTATTATGAATGATATTGTAACATCATATCCATTTTCATCACTAGATGTTTTTACTTCAACATTTAGTGTTGTTATTCTGGGTTCATATAATTTTATCAAATCTTCAATTAATAATTTTATATTAAGTTCTGCAAGGACTGATATTGGCTCAAATAGTAAAGAATTTAAATTTGCACCAATATTAGGATTGAATAGACGCTCATGCTTGTTAGTGAATAATAAATTTTTTAAAGAACGCTTTACTGCATCCGCATCTTTTAATGGGATAATATCACCGGAAGTTGGGTGAGGGGTAAAATTTAAATCCAAATCTGAATATTTTTTAATTATATTAGACATGATAATAACATTAAAAACTATAATAAAGTATATTTGTATTTATTTAGGCATTTTACAAGAAATTGAATTTGTTATTTTTTTACAAGTATTTTATCATCAAATCTACCTGCATATGGATGGACTGTTCCACTTTGATGTCTTTCTGAGCTATTTAATATTAATCTAGCTTCTGAAATAGGTGCGTTTTTAGCCTTCCAAAATAATTGTTTTGGATATTCTTTTCCAGATTTACTAAATCTATGTAACCATCTTGGTCCACCTTCAAATGGTTCTATAGGTCTACCACTTCCAGAAGTTTCTATTATATTACCTAATTTATGAATAGGTCTAATAATTTCCCATTCAGTAAATGTATTGTCTATATGTTGATATACAATTTTTACAGTTTCTAATTGATCGGTTGGAATTGCTTCAAATAAGTCTACTGGCAACCCACCTCCAGATTCGGTAACAATTACTAATTTTTTATCGCTATCTGATATAGGTTTCCAAACATCTCCAACATTTCCATTTGGAAATAGAAATCCATATTTTGGTGAAGCATCTGTGGGGGCATCTATAATATCTTCCTCAATAATATCATTATGAGGTTCATGTTCCCCTGGATCTGTTATTTTTCCTTGATCTAAAAATATTTTCTCGGAATTTAATAAAATATGTTCACTTGCATTTAAATCTATTTTAGATGCATTTATGAACACCCCACCATCATCAGATTCTATTACAATATTATTTTTAACTTTAACATGTAATATACCATCTTTAATATAAAAAGATGCACCATCTCCAATTACAGTTTTGAGTTTTCCATTAATTTTTAAATTAGAATTACCACCAACATTAGAATTTAAACTCCCACCAATTTGTTGATTCATATTGGATGTTGAGTTTAATACTATGGATTCTCCAGATCTAATAAAAAAATCAGATTCAGCATCAAATGTTATATCCCCCAAAGATGCATTATAATAATTTTTTTCAATAAAATTATACTCTGAATTTTTTGTTTTATTAACCAAAGTACCATCTGGATGTATTTCTCTAAAACTTCCAGATCTGTGATACCAGTGTAATCTTTCTGCACCTGGAGTATCATCAACTTCTATAACATGCCCTGATTCAGATTCATATACATGATTAAATGGGTAAGTCGCATCATATGGACTCTCTGGTTCCGAAAATCCTTTTGATTGAATTTCAGAATCACCTAATCCAGTTTTTTGATAACCAGCTTGCTGACCCGAAGAAAGATCTGATTTTTTATTCTCTACTATAGTACTTTCAACATGTTCATTTCTACTTAATCTGGATGTTGATGGTTCCATTAATCTATCTTCTAGGGGATATCTTGATACTGGAATGGTATCTTGTTTTAATACTTTTCCTGAAAAAAATTTTCCTTGATTAGAATCAATTATTTTTTGAACATCTTTTGCATCAAATATTCCATCTTTATTTAAATCTAATCTATAGTTACTTTTATTATATGTGGAAATTAATTCTCCAAATGCAGTATTTTGACCTGGTAATTTTTCCGTATTACCAAACTTTCCTTTATTTTGATTATCATTAGAATTATTAGATTTTTTATCTACTGGAATCATTTCAGGTGGTCTAGGAATTTGTTTTAATTGTAAAATATCATCAGTTGTTGGATCGTTAAATCCCATATTTGGATTGGACATTTCTTCATCTATTCCTGGAATATATCCAACCACAATTGGCTTCTGTGCGTCATTTCCGTCTAAGAAAAATCCCCAAACCCAATCACCCTCTTTCAATCCAACTGGATTTCTTCCATTATCTATTGGCAGACTTGGCATAGCCCATGGAAGATCTTGTGTAGGCAATTCTGTTTTATCGTCTGTGTGCCATCCAAAGATTCGCACACGAACTCTACCTAAAAATATAGGATCTTTTCGGTCCTCTACTACACCCTTCCACCAAACAAATCCATTTTTTCCAACAAATAATCCATCCATATAATCAATTATTTATGGAAATTTTTAAAGGTCTTCCAATTTTGTGTGCGTGTCACATGCTGTGTATAACCAAGAACTTCCTCGTATTTTTCCCCTCTTACCACAAATCTCACAAGTCTTAGATGATTTTTTATGTGCTTTAGAAATTATATCTTCAATGACATCATCCTCAGATGACATGTATATTCTGAGTGTTCCATATTTTTCTTTTATTTGAGTCACTACAATTTCTTTAGACTCTATATGTTTAGCATTATATAATTCTCTAACATGTTCTTGTATTTTAGATAGAGCTTCATATATAATTTTAAACCAACCAGAATTACATTCTAAAAATATAGATCCGTTGAAGATATCGGAAAAATCAGTTTCTATTTTTATAATATCATCTTCTTTCATATATTAATTTATTTAACAATAATTTCTTCCAACTCAAACCCTGCATTTTCAATAATTTTTTAAAAGTTGGACTACTTATTGGAGAGTCAGATAATATAACAACTCATTCCTATATTAAAAACAATCTTTTAAATTATTTAATTTAATGAATTTATTTTCCTGTTTATCAATTTCGATATAAACTTGATTATAAAAGTCTCTAATATCTTTTGCTCTTTGAGCACTTCTTAATAGTACATCTTCTTTCTTATTTCTAAATGCCCTAAGAATATCATCTTCATCAACAATAAATCCAATTTTAAGTTTGACTATATCTAGCAATCTTCTATCTCCTGTACTAATCATTTTATGAATATTAGCATCAGTTGGAAACAATCGCTTTGCTTGTTTTATAATATTATTATCATATTTAATAGTTACTTTATTCATTCATTTTCCTTATTATTAAGAATCAAACCAAAAAACTACTCTAGCAACATTATCATCATCTACTGAACATTTTTCTAAACTATTCATCATGTTAATTGTTGAGTATAATACTTCATCTTCATAGTTATGAAAACAAAATGATAATAATGATATTGGATCTTTACCCTGAACAAATGCTAGAAGATCTCGTTTCTTTAAAGAATTTGTTGGAAAATTACTATAGTATTCTATATTTTGTATAAGATATTCTTTTCTAATATGTGCCAACTCATCAATATTTAACCAAGATGCTGTATGATAATCTGGATTTGCGATTTTTGTTTTCTCGAAGTTTCCATAAGATGTAATACCTTTAGACACCAATTCTTCAGCTTGAGATCTTACAATAACATTAGTATTACGTTCACCATATAAATTTAAATCCTTATCATCTATAACAGTTGCATAGTATTGGGATGATGTGGAGTATGACATGTTAGGTGATGTGGGAACCCCCTTAACTGGATATATAGATTTTGAACAACCTCGAACACCTGCCATTAATGAAAACAGATTATAATTTCTACCGAAATGTATTTTAGATATACTATTAACCCAACAATGCTTTGATTGTTTTGATTCTTTTTTTGAGTATAACTCTAGGTATGTGTGTATGTCGCAGCCCATAATACAATTATATCATTTAATAAAATCAAAGTCAATACGCAAACTTATTATTTTTTTACGTTTTTCGTTATCTAACTTATTAAGATTATTATCTATTTTTGATAATACTATATTAAAAAATTCAGACAAATCTCTAGGTAAAATTAGTAGTGCCAATTTTAATCTTATAGAACCAAGTTTAGTTTCTATACTATTAAAAAAATATTGAGATATTAATTTAAATGTATTGTTCATAATATTTACTTTATGATTTCTTTTCTTTCTTTTTTGCCCGATATTCTCGTTGTTTATGATTTCTATCTTCTCTGTTTTTTACCTGCCATTCTGAAATATTGTCCTTCACACATTGTATACAACTATTTACTGCACGAGGATGCATCATCTCAACATCAAATTTTTTCTGACAATACTGGCAATATTATTTTTTAAATTTAATATTAGTAACAGTCTTATCCAACAATGCCACATCCAAATTAAATATTAATTTCTTTAAATCTTCTTCATACATAACAAGTTTAAATGTTATATTATCCATTTTAATAATAAGATCAAAAAAATTATTATCGGTTGGAATTACTTCTATTTCTTTTATATTCATATTATTTTTTTGGGGAAGGAATACACAATGAACAAACAGACTCTAACTTATCTTGAATTATTTTATTCAATTCTTGTTCAGTATAAAATACTTTATCACACCGTCTACCAATAGAAAGTGACTCACGAATAAATTGCAACTCATGTAGTTCTTTACATAACTTAATTATTTTTTTTGTATTTTTTAATTTACTCATACTAATTTTATTTTTAACCATCCAATATTTAAAATTATAATCGTTACTACTAGCATAATCATTATGACAACATCGATACCTATTTCAGATCTTTTTTTTTAATAGAACGAATTTCATCTCTCTTCCGCTTTGCTTCTGGATCAAACGGAATTTTCATATCATCTAATTGTTTGTGTAAAACTCTAAATTTAGAAATATCAATTTCTCTTTCCAATTCCACAGACATTAATTCTTTCTTCAATTCATACATTTCCATAACATGTTTAAAAACTTGTGAATGCACATACCAATCACAATCTAATCCAGCAGATTTAATTTGAGATATAACTTTATGCCCAACTCTAATTGATCTTTTCTTATCGCTAATTTTTTTCATCAACTTCTTTCGATGTTTTTTATTATCATCTAATTTGTTTCTTAGAAATGATATTTGTTGCCGTATTTTTTCTGCCAAGTTCTCTTTAATTAATTTTATCATACTTATAATATGTTATACCTTTTTTATATGCCCACATTCAGTTGCAAGAGGAAATTTAGATTTACACTCTGTACATATCTGTACTGAGTGTTGTTGAGTTGATTTGTGATATGAAAAATATTGTTGATATTGATTATATCTATTAATGTTATTAGTTGCGTGAGAATCAATATCACTATCAACACTACTCTTTAGATATTTTAGAATTGCCTTTGATAAATTCAATTCACTGAATTCTGTCTCACTCAATTTATTAACGCTTTGAGTTGAATCTAATATATTAAGTTTTGATGATAACCATTCACTTAATAATTTTAATTCTTTGACATTCATAATCAATCAAAATTCTTATTTACATTATTGATGGTTTCGCTGCGAAACCATCATGATACAGTATTTGAATAATTCTATTTGAGCATGGATATGTTTTCTTAACATTCCAACATTCATTTCACATATACACATACTATCAATATTAATTGGAATATCATCATAACTATGATATGTAGATAAATTGCTTAATGCAACTTCTAATTTATCTATACTGTTTTTATATTGTTTAAGTAAGTCATCTTTTGTTTTCATTGAAAGAATTCCCCATTATGAATCCAAAACTTTATTTCTAAAAATAAAAATGAAAATTTAAACCCACTAAAGTCATCTTCTGGATAATAAGATGATAACCCAAACTTGGGAATTATGTTCCATGTAAATGGATTAAATCTAATGACCAAAATACCGCCACTATGTTTTAACCATTTATACATCATACTTAAAACTTATAATCACTTAAATTTTCATTAACTAACTCAAATACTCGTTCCCATTCAGCATTAGTTAGTTGCAGCGAAATTACAGGTGCTAGTGTATTCATAGCAACACAAAATGTTCTAGCAGATAGTTCCTTTTGCACTTTACTTAGTGCTTTATTTTGTGTAGTCTTCTTAAACTCTTTCATAATAAAGTTAGATATCATCATCAATCTATCTTTAGGTTCACTTTTTGTATTCTTAGTTTTAGGGGTTTTTTTCTTCATTTAATTATCTTTTGTTGTATAATATTTTACAGTTCCACATCTGGAGCAATGTCGCTTATATGCAGGGCAAGATCTTTCACAATTCTTACTGAGAGTTCCTAAGCACCAAGCACACTGAAAATTATGTGCCCTGATAATCATGCAAAAAAATCTCATTAAAAATTTAATCAACATATATTTTATAATAATATACTATATTATATTATATGTCAATAACTAATTATTTTTAATATTATTAATGACTTAGCTGACTCTACGCATTAACTCTGCATTACTAATAGGCTTCCCCAACACTTCCATCCATTCATATTCAGCTTTTACTTTATTTAAAAATGCCTTGGCATTATTAGAATTTGCTACTCCCACAAAAGGTGCTCTACTTCCCTTTGCCAACAATATAAAGTTTTTTGGAATCTTTTTTAACTTTGGTTTATAATCCCCAACTTTACCCGTATATATGAATGGAAACAATTCAACATCTTTTCCAATAGCTTTTAATACACCCACCACTCTATCGGATAATTGAATTTCAGTAACAACCGATAATTTCTTATCAGTTAGGAGATTTGGCATATAGTTACTTAGTTACAAAATTTACATGAACAACCAAGAAGTCACCATCACTAGTACGAATCTTTGTCTTCTCCACCTTTAATCCAACCAATGCCTTCAAATTAAATACCTTAGTTTTCAATAGTGAAAACGCTGCACTATCAATAGCGATATCAGATTTAGATGCACTTGAATCTATATCATCCTCTAATATATTCAATGTTGCTTGATTTATAACCTCTTGCCCATGTTGAACGTGAGATACTTTGACAACCTTTCCTCTAGGCACTTTAGATTCTCTTAATAGCTTTCGTTTACTTAGCAAAGATTTTTTAAACATGTTGATATTCATATAAACCTATTTATCAATTTCCATATATATGGATCCATATGATATCTTAACTGCCAAAACATTCCCATTTGCCTCCAGTGTATCTGTTGGATTCTTTTCTATACTAACTATCTCCCCTTTGGCAAGAGTTACAGTAGCAGTTACAGCACCATCAGCAGAACGTTGAGTTAGTTCAGTGAGGGAGGTGTTGGTGTTGTGCAGCCTGACTAGGGATGCGTTAAAAACATCTGTTGGGGAATTTAATGGTGTTTCTTCGGATAATAACTTCATTCTCATAATATAACTCCTTCTCAGATTCAATATATCATATTTAGCCTATCCAAAAATTATAGGGGTAAAAAAATTTATGGGGGAAAAAAATTTATGGGGGAAAATTTTTACCGAGAAATCCAGTTACTTTTTAAAATATTGAATACTTTTTTATTTTTATTTAATATGCCCTTTTTGGATTTGGCTGGTCGGCTGCATCTCTTCTCTGCCACTTTAAAAAATACAAAATCATTTAAAAAAATAATAACATACACTATTTTTGGATTTGGATAATGCCACACGAAATGCCGAATTGGAACAGGCTGCGCAGCCTGTGTGGGTGTGTTACTTTTTACTTAGCGGTCTTTTATTCCAAACAACCAAATCAAATCTTCTCATAGTTTCATACAATGGAATTTCTGTAAATGTGGTTCTGAGTTTATACACACTTTCAATATATTCAACAGTTTCTTCCACCTTTTGTTTAGATATTGATGGATATAATTCTACTATAAAGAATGAAGACTGAGAATTTTGGAACTGCTGGTAGTTCGCTGGTAGTATTGAGCGTACAATATTTTCTTGTTCCTCAAGTATGTGAAGGAATTTATTATATAAAATTATAAAATTTTCTTTAGATGCCATCTTTGTTGAAGTATATTATCATGGCGAAGGATGAGTAAGCTACTTTAATGAAAGGATATTTTTGTTTTAGGTATTGGGTTAAACGGTTCATTGTTTCTTCAGTTATTTTGTCTTGGTAGAATTCCAAATATATATCTGTGTTATGTGGGAGTAGGCCTTGGAATTTTCTCATGTGACGGATATAGTGTCTGCCTTTTGGATCGGTGGATAGAGTGTATAGCTCATCCGATAGTTGTTGATATAGATCCAACATAGATTAAAATAAAATTAATAGTTCACGATTATATGAGCAAATCTCAGTACTTAAATTATATTTATTCCAAATATGTTTGCTCAATTTTAATAATATATCTTCAGTGATTGATTCTGAGAATGATACGATTATGAAATCTCTGGTGGCTGATATTAGTATTTTATCAATTAAGTTTGTTGAGGTTTTACAATAGTTTAGCTCATCTTCAATGTGGGAGAATGATTTTATTTTTTGAGCCTGGATATAGTCAGCATCGGAAGCCCAGGTGGTATGGTTGTACCTGGTATGTATGATTGGGTGGAGTTTTGGATCATTAAGTGTCATAGGTGCAACTTTAATACCCAACACTGCATGTCCATACTATACTTGATGGTTATACTTTTTATAATTTTATACTTTTGTATCAGGTGGTTACGAACTTCTATAACTTTTCCAGATTTGGTTGTGAATCTATCGAAGAATAGTTGCAACTCTGGTGGCTGCTCAATCGTACTAAACACATTAGCATGTACTAAGTGTCTCCTAGCTTCACTATCTGCAATAGCAGATGCAATCTCATCACGGAGAGTATTTATTTCAGAAATATTTAATACCAATCTACTAACTCTATCCATCTGGCTGGAATCGGATCTGCAGCCCAGTTTACTTCTTCACGATATGTTATGAATGGTTCATTTTTGGAAAACTCTATACCAGGTGTTTGTGGTGTTGGTTCGTGCGTTATTTGTAAAGTGTTTATTCTAAATTTTTCGTTTTGTTGGACATATAGGAAGCTGTCTGCATTGTAGTCATTTTGAATAATATTTTTAATCTTCATTATTTTACGAAAGAAACTATATAGTTGATCTGTAGAGTTTTTTTTGGAGAGATATACAAAATTCTACAGATATTTGGTTCTCCCAGATGTTTATATTTCTAACACAATCTTTTGCAATGTGTAGGGAGAGAATTTGATGTCTTAAGTGTTCTATACTCTTTTTACTTTTCATGTTAATATTATACCACAATATTAAAGAACCGTCAAATACTACTTGACAGTTCAACTATCAAATACCTAGTCTTCTTGAATAGTTATACTAAAAGATGTGTCATTTCCATCTCTTATCTTAATGGTTCTCTTTTTTGGATTTACCTTACCATCTTGCATATCAAATTTTATTCTGCTTATATAACTTAAAGACTTCTCTATATTGAGAGTTTCAATCAATAGTTTTTGGATTTTCATAGCAATAGTGTCTGTAGTAATATCTTTGGATTTTTTCATTGGGTTGACTTTTAAAATTTAATGTATGATTTATATTAACATTAAAATTTTTATCAGTCAATATATTTTAATACCATTTTTTCACAGGCTGCTCCATGACACCAATTTTTTTATAAATGCCCATTTTCCAAAAAACTAAAATAAGAGTCATCAGTAACTATTACATGATCTAGTAGGGGAATTGATAGCAATTCTCCAATACGTTTTAATTGTTCAGTTACGTTATGATCTTCTTTACTTGGTTGAGTTGAATTTGATGGATGATTATGTGCGACTATAATTTTTATCGCACCTGCTATTAGTGCTGGTTGAAACACCTCTCTTGGATGTGCTAAAGTTTGAGTTGCAGTACCAATAGAAACTATATTATATGCAATAATTTCATGCGATCCATTTAAACACAGCAGTATAAAATGTTCTTTGGAATTATTTTTTAAGATTTTGGTTCTAATAAAATCAACGACACAGGAAGCCTGTTTAACTTTAATCGGAGATGTTTTAGATTTTCCATATATAACATTTACTTCTCTTAGATATTTCACGATTCCTCCGTTAAGTGTTTTAATATATTCTCAATATCTTCAATTAATTTATCATCAACTGGTTCTATTAATGGAGATGGATGGTTTCCAGTCTCTTTATATTTTTGGATAATTGCAAGTTGCTCTGCAAGTTCTCGCAATAGGATGTCTCTTTTAGTAGTGTTCTTTACTTCCGACATAGTTAAAATCATCTATTGAATTTACTGGTTCTTCTTTTGGTTCCTGAGAGTAAATAAACAATCCACCCTTCTTACCACGATAAATACTCTGCATAACCAATACTTGATTGTCTTCCAAATTCTCTGGTGACTTTAGATTTAACCTGTCAAACATAGTTCCGTTTTGTGGGACTGAAGTGTATTGCCCAGTTATTACATTAACGAAGAAGAAGTAGTCACGGCAACCTTCAGACCAGTAGGAATTTAAACACATTCCTGGTGAGTATTTTCTAAGATAGATTTTCTTACCACGATAACCAAGACTGGACTTTACTACTGCAATTTGTTTTTCATTTATCATATAAACCTCTCTATACTCCCAGTATATCAATGTATGGTGTGGGTGTCAATATGGTTTTTTGGAAATGTAGAACTGTGTAATATACGAAAAATTCGTAGATGAAACATAGCGGCAGCAAACATCCACTGTGTTTAATATTGGAAATGTAGAACTGTGTAATATACGAAAAATTCGTAGATGAAACATAGCGGCAGCAAACATCCA